AGATATAGCAGCGGCAAAGCAAGCCCTTGAAATATCCAAATCTTCAACTGATACTGATATAGCCAGAGAACTCGAACAGATAAAACTATTCAATTCTAGATTGGAAATATTGGATAAGGAAGTTCAAACGTGGATGGACCAAGGTACAGGGGGTTTGTTTGGTAAAAATGGACTAAACCAAGCCAGAGTTGTAAAAGAAGGTCAAGCAAAAGAACGCGCTGAAATAGATGAAAAGATAAAATCATCTCAAGACAGAATAACCAAACTGCGTGAGCAATATGCGTCGCAGATGAAAGAGTATAATGACCGTGTGGCCGCAATAGAAAGCAGAAGTAAAGGTCAGCGTGGAGATATAGAAGCAAACGTCAAGAAACTCGAAAAAGACATCGAAGAGATAATGGCGTCCATAGACGCATACAATAAAGAATCGGACAATAAAGTGTCATCGCTAAACAGCAAAAAAGACGAACTGGCAGAATCTGGAAAGAAAAAGGTAATAGAATATCAAAGCGAAATACAAGCACTACGTAATCAAAACACAGATTATAAAGACAAGATAGTAAAAACGGACGTAGGCACATTCAAGTTTATTGCCAAGAGCCTTGGCGTACCATTAGATACAGCAGTAAACTATTTCATATGGTCTATCATGCTTGTGTTTGACCCGCTGGCTGTATGTTTGATTTTGGCGTATAATACATTAGTAGGAAAAAACAAAGAAAAGATTGTTCCCTCCGTAACACCATTATCAACTCCAACCCCAGAACCTACTCCGACGACATCGGAAATGCCTAAAATAGATATAGAAGAAATTTTGGAACAACCTTCTACCGACACATTATCCGCACCAACCATAACGCCAACGCCTTCTGTTCAACTCGCAAGTGATGTCTACGATGGGCAATTAAAATCAAAAGTAAAATCCAAAAAATCAAATTCCCAAGACCCAAATGAACCTATTTTGCGAAATTATGAACGCTTTAGTCGTCCACAGCCATAATTTGTTTTATTATAAGTTGACAAAATAAAACTATTCAATATATATGTGAATTGTAAAACAAAAAATTCACATAGTATGAGTTATAAAATAGTCAAGGATAAAGATTTTCTACATAAGCCAACAACACCTGTATCTTCTATTGAAGAGGGTCAAGAAATAGCAAACAAGCTTATAGAAACTTTAGATAGTTTGCCTCACGGTGGAGTTGGACTATCTGCTAATCAAATAGGAATATCAAAAAGTGTTTCTGTTATTAGAGCCAGAAAAGATCAGCCGCCAGTTGTGTTGATGAATCCTGTTATAACAGAAGTTAGTAACGAAAATATCATTTATCTTGAAGGTTGCCTAAGTTTGCCGGGCAAGAGTTGTAATACGATGCGTAAGTTGAAAGTAACCGTAAATACTCTCAACCACGCCAACCCCATCCCATTTGGTCCAGATACAAACCCGCCAACAGAAAAAAGCGTATATGACGACGTTGGCATTTTAGAAACAATCTGCGTTCAACACGAAATCGACCATCTGAATGGCAGACTAATGATTGATCCCGGCGTCAAGTTCATCAAGCCGGTAGAAAAAAAGGTAAAACACGGCAGAAATGATAAGGTTGTTGTGGAAAAAAATGGTGAAACACAATATATAAAATACAAGAAGGCATTAGAACTCGTTGAACAAGGATGGAAGATACTATGAACATTGACCCAGACAACATAGAAGAAGTAAAAGAACTATTAGAATATGCTCTTGATAGCCGCAGTTGGCCGTCAGTAGAAGAAGCGTTGGGCATCATCAAAGAAGAACTTGGATATGATCCCGACGAAGATGAAGAAGAGGAAGACGAAGAATAATCTTTATGTGGTTACTAATAACTCTGCTGGTTATATTCTTCCTAACGACTTGTGCGTTGGGATATGCGTGCTATAATCTACTGAAAAAAATGGAAGTATATGAAGATTGGCTTGATATGTTTAGAAGCGAAGTGTCTGATGTATACAATAGAATAAAAGCAGTAGATGACAGAAACTTGTTTGAGAAGGACGATGATGTAGGATTTGTGTTTTCTGAGATCGTAAAGATAATCAAAGAGTTTGACGAGAAGATAAAATAATATATGAAAAAAAAGAAACTGAAGAAGAATGCTAAAAAAACAAAACTCGTCAAAAAGGTAAAACGAGCAGCGTCCAAAAATATAAAAAAGGTAAAAAAGGTCAAGAAGCAGCCAAAGATAAAAAAGCAGATTATTGTTCCGGTTGTAATAAACGATACGCCGATTGAGCCAAAGAAGCGACCAAGAGGCAGACCAAAAGGTGCCAAGAATAAGCAAAAAGACGGCACGCCAAAAGTATCAAATGTATATTTTACCCCAGAAACAGAAGCAGCCATCATAGCATACAACCAAGCAACAGATTCAAGAGAAAAAGATAGAATATACAACGACCATATTCAACAAGCGTTCTTTAAGATAGCAGAAAACGTTTATAACACATTCAAGTTTAGTTATGCGGATGTCAGCCCTCTTGAAATACAAAAGCAGGCTATATCGCATATGGTGGCTAATATAGACAAATATGAGCCAGGTAAGGGTAAGGCGTTCAGTTATTTCAGCATTGTTGCGAAGAACTGGTTTATTTTAGATAATAATACAACATATAAGCGGTTCAAGAAGCACGTTGAAATATGTGAGCAAGCAGGCGATGCTGGTGAGTTTGTAGTAGAACCAGAACACGAAAAGCAAGAAAGCGAAACACGCGAGTTTATAGCACTAATGGTAGATTACTGGGATAAGAACGTTCACAAGATGTTCAACAAAGAAAAAGACCTAAAGATTGCTCACGCTGTTATAGAAATATTCAGAAACGCTGACCGTATTGATGTATTCAATAAAAAGGCACTGTATTTATATATACGAGAAATCGCCGACTGCCAAACTCAGAAAATCACTAAAGTCATCAATAAAATGAAGGCTACCCAGCAAAACATCGCTGAAGAATATCTAAATCGTGGCACAATCAGCGGGGCAAAAATCTAAATATATATTATAAATACTATTTATAGTCATGGATAATGACATAGAGATTTTTAAGGGCAAAAACTTTTCTGACCTGTGTAAAGACATCGTCAAAAACAGCGAAGAAAAGAAGAATCAGATAGATATTCTGATTACAGATTTGCGTGAAATGATCAAAACCATCAATGATGCCACCATGATTGTGCCATTATTGAAAGAATATTTTGATGTTGGTGTAAGAAACGACGAACAACTCATCAAACTTGCTGCGATTATACAGCGACTAATGAGTGGCAAGGGTGGAGCAGAAGGCGAAGGTGGTGGTATGTTGCTGACCGAAGAAGAACGCAAGCAATTGATGGCTACCGTAGAAGAAACCGCCAAACAGTTACAAAAACCGGAATTAACCGAAAAAAAGGTTAAATAAATTATGGCTTACATTACCATAGACAAACGATCAGAACAAATGGTAAAGCAAGATGATATGCTTGCATCCAAGCGGTTTGTGATCGAACGAAAACCAGATTCTTTACTATTTTACGAATTGGAAGAAGCGGTGGTATTGGATGTTATAATGGATGAAGAACATCCAGTTTTAAATAATTCAAGTTTGGACGTTGAAGATTGGCCACCCAATATAGACGGAAGTAAGCCCACGGGAAAAGATAAAGATTATTCGTGGATAGGTAGAATAAGATTTAGATTTATAAAAAGTCAACAAAATGCACAAAAAAGTACACTCGATTGGGCATTTCCGATGGAAAATACAGGTATTGTAGAATACCCACTAATGAACGAAATAGTCATTGTGGGGAAGTATGGGGATCAATATTTTTATACAAGAAAACTTAATGTAAATTCCACAATAAATTGTAATGCGAATTTTTCGGCAGAAAGAAAATCTGGAGAAGTTGATCAAAACATAAACGAATATTCGGAAGATGGTGAATTTGAAGGACCAAGTTCTCAGATGAATTTTAATGGTGGTGCAGACTACACCGGTGTGCTTGGAAGTTATTTTAAATTTAATCCAAAAATACGTGGATTGAAATTATATGAAGGGGATACTATCCTACAATCCAGATTCGGGTCGTCTATACGATTTGGTGCATACGACTCTAATCGATCCAACGATAATGGCATTGGAGAATACGAAGATGGTGGTGGAAACTCCATGATTTTGATTAGAAATAGACAGGCACCAATAAAATCGCCACAAGGACATACAGGTAAAGGATATACCACGGAAGATATAAACAAAGATGGTTCTTCTATACACATCACTTCGGGGAAAACGGAGTCTGCGTTTTCTCCAACGACAAAAAAAGTAATGTTTCAAGCGGACATAAAAGAAGAACAGCCGGGATATTCACCGGACGGTGCAACGGATTTTAATTATCCAAAACAAGACGGCGACCAGATTGTAATAAACAGTGACAGGCTTATATTATCGTCGAAGGCCAATGAAACTTTTCATTTCTCGAAGAAACGATACGCAGTGGTCACGGATGATGAATATACTGTGGATTCTAACAAACAGATTGTTTTTACTACAAACGAAAAAACTACAATAAATTCTCCTTTTATATTTTTAGGACAATTTGACCAAGCGGCTGAACCAGTTCTTTTGGGAAGAACGACGACTGCTTGGAATATGGCTCTGTGTGATTGGATTCTTTTACAAACAAATTGGATGATAGAACTTTGTGAGGATTGGCTGGCAAAGCATTTACACGAAAACGACAGTGGTAAAGATATTCAATTTGCTCCAAAAAACGAATGGAAAGAAAAACTTAAAAAGCAAGTAGAGGACTTAAAAAAACTAAGAGAAAGTCTAATAAAACTTAAAGATGACGCCCCAAGAAATATGAGCGCTAGAGTTTTTGTTGTTGGTGGAGGGGGTGCGATGGGACTTCCGGGTAGAGAACTGGCCTCAGATTCTCCAATGGATGAAAATTCAAAAACTTCAGCAAAAGAACAAGAAGAAAAAGCGGCTCAAGAAGAAGAAAACGAAAAGAAAAAAACTTATAAATTGGAACTTATATATGAAGGCGGAGGAGAAAATTCTCCAATTCCCACATTTTAACAAATATGGTAAATATTCCTACATTTAAAGCACCAGATCCTTCTTCATTCACTGGGAATTTATCCGGAATTAATTCAAATCTTCCGGCGCCTTCTTCGGTTGGATTGAATTCTCCAATTAATGCGTCACTTGGAGCAAATTTACCTCAAATTCCTTCTATGGGGGGTCTTAGTTCTGGTTTACCTAACGGAGAGGCATTAAAAAATGCAGTACCCAATTTTTCTGCCCCATCTATACCGTCAGATGTACTTCCAGATGCAAAAACTAAAATTGCCGAATCATTACCGAAGTTTGATTCAAAAATAGATTTACCTGAAATACAAACCGGAAAACTTGGATTGCTTTCTTCTCCGGTAGATCTTAGTACATTTAAAGAAAAATCAATGAGCCGATTGAGTTCAATCGTTCCAGAATTTTCTCCCGGTACAAAAATCAGTGCTCTCAATGCTCTCGCCGACAAGAAATCGGCTTTACTTGATACGTTGAAAAGTGCGGCTGGAGGGGCGTTGTCTGGTGCAGTCGGAGGAGTCGCGGGGGCACTGGCATCTGGTCAAAGTTTAAAAGATGCTGCCGGTTCTATTGCAAAGAGTGCGATTGGAGGTGCCGTAGGTGGCGTTGTTGGAAATCTCGCGTCTAACGCGGGAGTTGGAGGTCAAATAGCCGGTGCAATTGGTGGTGCCGCAGGTACACTCGCGGCGGGCGGAAATTTAAAGCAAGCGGCTGGATCTTTGGTTGGTGGGGTGGCTGGAAGTTTGGCCGGAAATCTTGCCGGAAAAGTTGGAATTCCAGGCAACGTAGCCGGTGCAGTAGGGTCTGCCGCAGGTGCACTTGCGGCGGGTGGAAATTTAAAACAAGCCGTGGGCGGTGCTGCCGGAAATTTGGTAGCATCTACCGTGGTCGGAAAGTTGGGAGGTGGAGTTGTTGGTGCTGCGGTTGGAACGGTTGCGGGTGCAAAAATTGCGGGCGCGTCTACGAAATCATCTTTAGTCGGAGGATTGACTGCGGGTGCTGGGGCTTTTGCACTTTCAAAAATAACGCCGAATCCAGCAGCAGTAAAATCTGCTCCAACCGACAGTGCAATTCCAACTCGGTCTCAGGAAAAAGTTGAAATTCCAAAAAATGTAAATATAGTAACGTCCGCAAACAGCGAACTTTCCGCACCACCTTCCGTACCAGTAAGTAAATCCATACCACCCGCCAGTCCAACGGCAACTATAGATAGTGAGACCGGAAAAGTGACACTTTCTAATACTGCACCCGCAAATACTACGACCATCAAAGAGACAGTAATTAAAGGGGGAGGTAAAATAATATCTGCCGACAGATATAACCCAGAAACAAATAAATACGAACCGGTTCCGGATAAAATAATACCGCCCACCAAAACGGAAACTGTGACCGTTGTGAACAACAAAACGGGCGAAGTTATATCTTCTACACAAAGTAGCGAGGAAATTACAAGGGAAGAAGCACAAAAACGAACATCCCAGGCTAGAGTAAATCCCCCAAGCCCGGCTGAATATAAAACTCCGCCGCCAAATAAAGTAAAAAGACCAATAAATCCACTATTTACATTACAAACTGACAGTTATGGAAATGAATATTTACTTATATCTCCAGAAAGTATAAGTATAATTCCAGTTGGACTTGAAATTGTATCCATTTCTGGAACTAAGGACGTATTGACTATCGTATATGCAGACGGATCAAAAACCGAATCTTATACGGCACAATATTCAATCGAAAAATATGGATTTGGAAATTCTTCGGGCGACTCTGTTGCTATTGATACATTACCGAATGGAAAAACCTCTACATATCTTGTTTTGGCTATGTCCGAGGATTACTCACTGCCGTCTGAGGGAGATTCTCCGTATTTTACAAAAAATTCAGACGGATCTATATCTTATACATTTTCGGATGGATCCACTGCTACGGAATTGCCATCCGGAACAAAAAGTTTATTTACGGTAAAAGGTGTTTCGGCGGACGTGGATATGCCCACGAAAGTTACTCCGTCTTCGCTGGAAATGCCAGCAGATCAATTGGAAAGAAGTAAATCTGCGAGAAAAAAACTTTGGCTAGAAAAAAACTACGGTAGCATGAAACAAGATAGTAATGGAAATTATATAAAAGAAAAGAGCGTTTTTAAAACCGACGAAAATGGGAATCGTTTATTTTATGAAAGACAAGATGGACAAAGAGTCATTGTCAAAAACGCTAAAAGTCCTAGAGGTACGATGAATATACCCGTCATGTATGAGGTTCCGGATGGTATAATAAGCCAAGAACAAGTAAATTCTGAGTTTGAGAAAGAATGGAATGAAAAATTTAAAAACGAAGCAACCCAGTCATTTGCTAAAAAATTGGCGGAAAAATACGAACAATTGAATCGAGACGACCAAGTAAAAACCGCAGAATCTGTGGACAAGGGTCACGTAATAGAAGTAGTAAGAACTGGGTATAGTGTCAAAGGTGATTCGTATAAAGTAAAGTCGGTGAGACTTTATAAAAAAACAGAACAAGTAAATTAATAAGTTTTCAATCAGTATAATATTTATAGAAAGACGTATATATATGAAAAAGACAGAATTAGTTGAAATTATAAGAACTATCGTAAAAGAAGAAGTTCATAATGCTCTTCCACATCTTCTAATGGAAGTTTTGGCAGAAAAAATGAGTGAAAAATCGACAGAAATACTTGAATCTAGAAAACAGTTTGAACAGATCCCCGCAAAAAAGCCAAACTTTAACGTTGGACTGGAAGAACCAATAAAGAGACAACCCGTCCCTGTACCAAAGATATTTACAAAAAATCCACTCCTCAACCAAGTATTGAACGAAACCGTTGGCGGTGTTCCTACCGAAGAGCAAACTCAGACATCTTCTGCGCTAGATGTTATTAAAAATTTACCAAGAGAGGCATTAAACGAAAATAAAGAAGTGGCTGCGGTAGCAAACGCTTTGACTAGAGATTATTCAAAACTCATAAAAGCCGCTGATGCCAAGGCGAAAGCAAAACGACCAGCATAAAATAAATGGCAACATTAACACAACCTTATGGTATAACTTTGCCCATAACTCATGGGCCACAAGGCTATTTTAGTCAGAGTTATAGCATACTGGAACAAATAAAATCAAATTTAAATTTGTTATTCAGAACAAAAAAAGGAGAACGAAGAAGAAATCCCGAGTTTGGTTCTGGGTTATGGAGTGTGTTATTTGAAAATTATACGGATGATATAATCCCATTGATAGAAAATACTATACGAAAAGATGTTACTCGATGGATGCCATACGTGAGCATAGATAGTGTACAAGTCAGTACAAATACCACCGAAAATAGTGACAAATACAAGATATATGTCAAGGTATTGTATACTGTGCCAAGTATTGGTGAAATGGAAACGCAGATATTGGAAGTCAACGTAAACGCCGGAAATATATGATATTAGATACACCAAAATCATTCAAACCAGAAAAGAAAGATATAAAGTATCTAAATAAAGATTTTTCGCAATTAAAGCAGTCTTTGGTAGATTTTGCAAAGACATATTATCCAAACACTTACAGAGATTTTAGTGATGCTTCTACTGGCATGATGTTTATGGAAATGGTTGCATATGTAGGAGACGTTCTATCTTATTACATAGATTACCAATTCAAGGAATCAATGTTGGTAAATTCCGAAGAAAGAAAAAATATCATAGATGCCGCAAAATCGGTTGGATATAAAGCAAAAACGACAACTCCTTCGGTTACTAAATTGGATGTATATCAACTTGTACCATCAAAAATAAATGATGCTGGAGAAATGGTCCCCGATCTAAATTATGCCCAGATAATAAAACCAGGAATGGCTACGACCAGTGATACTAACGTGGCATTTATTACGAATGCTCCGGTTGATTTTACAGTAGACACAAAAAATGATCCATTACAAATTTCCGTTTTTCAAAGAAATGCGGCGGGCCAACCGGAGTTTTTTGTATTGAAAAAAACCGTAGATGCATTTTCGGGTCAGATTATAACCAAAAATATTTCAGTATCAGATCCTGTTCCATTTTTGAAATTATATTTAGACGATACAAATGTTATAGAAGTTTTAGATGTATATGATTCCGATGGTAATAGATGGTATGAGACTGATTATTTGGCGCAAGACTTGGTTCCAATAGATTACGAAAACATCTATAAAAACAACATAACGCTGTCTGCTCATCGAGATACTACTCCATTTTTGCTGAGATATTTGCGTACATCAAAACGTTTTGTTACCGGTGTGGATGCGGACAATACAACATTCTTAGAATTTGGATCCGGTACTAGTATTAAGGATGACGAGTTGATTATACCAAACGCATTCACGGTAAATAAACCAACCACATTTAGAGCAGAAAATATTGCATATGATCCATCAAATTTTCTATCGTCTAAAGCGTTTGGACAGGCTCCATCAAACACGACATTGACTATACGATATGTTGTCGGTGGAGGCGTAGAAAGCAATGTAAATGCAAATGCGATAAAAAATATAAGTTCCGTTGAATTTTTTGGTGATTTGACAGAACTTGGGTTATTAGAATTAAATTTAACAAATTTAGTTCGCCGATCAGTTCGCGTAAATAACCCAACACCGGCAACCGGAGGTAAAGCGGCGGAAACAAACGATGAAATTAGAAATAATGCGCTGGCATATTTCGCTGCCCAAAATCGTGCAGTAACACAAGGTGACTATGAGGTGAGAACGCATGCGATGCCATCAAAATACGGTTCAATTGCTAAGGTTTATGCAGTCACGGACACTCAGTTAGATATGGCGAATATACAGACTGCGCCCTCTTCAATTCAAACTGGGAGTTTGGCTCCAGGTACAGTAAACAGAGTAGACCCGGATAAAAATAACCCATTTGCTATAAATTTGTATGTTCTGTGTTATGATAATAGCCAGCGATTGATTCCCACAAACGAAGCCATACGGGCTAATCTGAAAAACTATCTAAATCAGTATAGAATGCTGACGGATAGTATTAATATTTTGGATGGATATGTTATTAATATCGGTGTCGATTTTAGCATTATTGTTTATAAAAATTATAATAAGCGTGAAGTTTTAGCCAATTGCCTAACATTAGTACAGCAATATTTTGATATAAACAACATAAAGTTCTGTCAGCCAATCAATCTTAGTAGACTTGAATTGGAAATCGCCAAAGTAGATGGCGTTCAGTCCGTAACGCAGTTGCGTGTAAAAAATCTTACACTAAAGGATGGCGACTATTCTCAGTATGAATATGATATTGAAAAGGCTACGATAGATAAAGTTATATATCCATCCATAGATCCATCTGTATTTGAGGTTCGTTTTCCAACAAAAGACATTGTAGGAAGAGTGGCATAAATATAGATAGAATATCTGTTGGGCGGTTATATTTATAAAGTAAAGAAATATATAAATGCACTACTTTTTATATCCAACAAAAGACACGTTTATAACCAACTATCCAACCTATATGTACAAAAATATGGGTTTGGACGAACTATTAGAAGTTGAGAAGCGGGTCTCTGGCTATAGTTGTTCAAGTACAAGTACATTTCCTGTATTGGTTTCGTATACTAGTTCAAGTATAGAACTGTTAAATGGACCAAAATCGGCGTCTTTTGATTCCGGTTCTACAGACCCAAGAATAGTATCCAGTTCATATAAAGATGTTTCAGGACCAACTACAATGGGCGCGGTTTTGTCTAGAGCACTTCTACATTTTGACTTATCTACAATATCGCAATCTATAGCGGCGGGAACAATTACAAGTCCTAAGTTCTTTTTGAACTTGAAGATTTGTGAGTCGCAAGAAGTGCCAGTTCGTTATTCGCTTGCCGCATATCCTGTTTCACAATCTTGGGCAATGGGAACTGGATACAAGTATGATGGAGCATCTACTTCAGATGGAGCAAACTGGAAGTTTTATAGTGCAGACCAACTACAAAAATGGTGGAATACTGGATCTCTGACCGATTGTAGCGGAGGCGGTGTATGGTGGATGGATAGTGCTTCTATAGCATCTGGTTCTGGATATGCAGAGTATCCAAACATAAGTCAATACAACCCATTCCCAGATTGTCCTACAAGCAGTTATGTTCCGCCAGTTTCGTCCAGTATAATATCGACAGGTTCATATGCTTGCTATCAATACTTTGATTATCAGACATCCGATGTAAGAATGGATGTTACTCCAATAGTAAATGCTTGGCTTACCAGAGCAATACCAAACGAAGGTTTCATATTGATGCACGCAGACGAGTCAAGTTCTGTGGATTATGGATCATTGAAGTTCTTTAGCAAAGAAACCAACACAATATACTCACCATATCTTGATGTATGCTGGTATGATTCTACCATCAATACTGGCAGTGCTGATGCTATACAACTACGCGACGCTGTAGTAAATATGAAGAATATGGCAAAAGAATATAAGTTTGGTTCTATTGTTCGTATGGATGTTGCCGCAAGACAAAGATATCCAGTAAAGACATTTACTAATAGATTCTCCGACTATCTTTCCCCATACTATCTACCATCATCCAGTTATTACCAAATCAAGGACGCAGAAAGCGAAGAAACAATACTTCCATACGATGATTTCACTCGTCTAAGTTGTGATCCAACAGGAAACTATTTTATGCTTGATACAAGCGGACTTGCATCTGAACGATATTACAAGGTTGAAATACGTTCAGAACAAAGTGGGTCTATATTGACCTATACTATTCCAACAACATTCAAGATTTCGAGATGAAAGCCAACCCAAATCTAACTGGATATAATCAAGCCGATGTAGAAAGTTTATTGAGTACCGGTTATATTGTACCAAAAATAGATGAATATGCAAACTTGGTGATATTGAATACAACATCTCAGTTGTATAGTTCTTCTATAAGTATAGAATTGAAGAATGTTGTATATGAGCCAGTGAAGGTCGAAAC